TACAAACCTCCACGAATTAACTTAGATGTAGTTATTCTTACTGCTAAGTATGGTGAAGGTAAAAGAGCGAATGTATTCGGTACATTTGGAATAGGTGTAAGAACTGAAAATGACGGTTATGTTAATTTAGGTTCTGTTGGTACGGGTTTTAGCGATAGTCAATTAGTTAGATTAACTAATGAATTAAGACGGCAAGTTGATAATTACGATAAAGGTACTTATCATTTCTTACCTAGAGTAGTTTTAGAAGTAACTGCTGATTTAATAACACAAGATGCAGAAGGTAAGTATGGATTACGATTTCCTAGATGTGTCCGTATTCGTGATGATAAGTTTGTTGCGGATATTAATACCTTAGATGATATGATAGAGATGATAATATGAAAGATAAATATAGTGCAGTAAATGATAGATATGTAATTCACCCAACCTCAACTACTTATGCTAAACCTAGTACTAAATATGTTTCTGACTCTAAAGGGAATGTGTTCAAAATAAGTGATTTGTCTAAAAAACAAATAGAAGGACATCTAGAGTTTTACAAGAAAAGAGTAAGGATTTCTTTAGCCAAATTGCGTAAATTGTATAGTTGTTATTATGATTGGCAAGAAGAAGAATTTCCAAAGGTTGCTATGGTAAACAAACTTAGCCTAGAAAAAAAACTTGCTAAAGATGCTGGTTTTACTCTTACTCCTGATTTTAGGGCCGCTTTTGAGTCTTTAGTTTCTCTAAAAGAAGATAGAGATTTTGCTGAAAGACAGAAGCAAGTGATTAACCTTACCATACTACAATTAGAAAACGGTGCAGAAACAGACCTTATTCTAAAGATACTAAAACAATCGCAAGTGGAGGTCGAAGAATGATACAAAAAGGACAGTTAACTGTAATAGATTTTGAGACTTATACTTGTATTGATGTAGTGGATGGATATGCTTATCTAAAAAATGTATTACATGAACAGGGCCGACCTAAAAAATTGCTACAACATCTTGTCCCTTACTTTAATGAGCAAGGAGAATTTATTGAACCTAAACAACCTAAGAAGAAGAAATATAATTCTAGGGTTAGTTTAAATCAATTGATAAGAAATGCTACTGATATGCCTATTAGCCATAGTTTTACAGCCTTGTTGCATGAGTGGTTAGAAGGAGCAATAACTGATATGGTAGCATGGTCAGAAGCAAATGCTATAACTAAAGGACACCACCGTATTTCAGCACAGCATGTGTATTGGTGGGAATTGAGTGCTAACCAAGACACTAAAGGACATTGGCCTACACAAGAAGAGTATGTAAAGGAACAGTGAGATTATGCTTCAAGACACTCATATTCAACAATGGATAAATAAATATGGTGGGGTAACTTCCTACACATACATTGTTTATGGTGCTATTGAACAAAGAGATTTAATGATGGTTCAACAAGGTTTAATGCTAAGATTAGTTCATCGAGGCTTTGACCATGATATGATATTCATTGAAGAAATAATTGATGAAGAGTTGGCAAGTGCATTAAATCAATATAGAGGAACACAGATTAATGTAGTTTTTCCGGGCGATAATAGCGATGCCAGTGAATTAATCACTAATACTATTTCCGAAGGTTTAGATTATTTAAGACTAAAACATGACTTTATTGGCGTAATGGGGGCTAATGAATATGTATAGTAAAGATATGTTAATAGGTATTTTACTATCTTCCGCTAAACCTGAAATACAAATCATAAAAGATTCTAACTCTCAAATAGGATATAGAGTTAGGCTTAAAATTAACTTTAGAGGAAAAGGACAGTATTTAATGGCGATAAGAAGAACCTTATCTCAGTATAATATAAGTGCATCTTTTTCCACAAGAGAATCGGAAGCAAGGCCACGCCCTATTTTAAGAGTGGGTGGCATTAAAAATATATACAAGTTATGCGATTTGATTCCATCGGGAATACCTGACCGTAATGATGATTGGACTTCTTTTGCAGAAGCAGTAAATATAGTAGCAAACAATGAGCATTTAACTTTAGAGGGGTTAGAAAACCTCTTCAGAATAAAGGGATTGATATAGAATGGGTTTGACCAATTTAAATGATAATAGACCAATACTAATAACAGGAAAAACAGGAACAGGAAAAACGACAAAAGCAAAACAACTACTACCCAGTGCAGTTGTAGTTTATGCTAATGAAATGAATATACAGGACTTAGGTTCTATTCCTAAAGGTAATGGTATTATAATTGAAGATGTTAATTATAAACCTAAGACTGATTCCATTCTTAATGTTATTAGAAGGTACAGGGGAGCGATTGTATTAACTTCAATCAATGAAAAAAATGTTCCCAAGACCATAAAAAATATGTGTCAAATTAAAAGGGCAGGTTCAAAGAATCACATGCTAGATTCTATTAAAGAATTAGCCCCTCATAGTGAAGAACCCTTTTCCTTAGAGAAAGATACTTACTCATTAGTGAGTTTCTTTCTTAAAGAAACTGATAGGGACTTAGTATCAGAAGTATTGAAATTCAATAAGCCTTCTGACACTCAAGTTTTGTCTTGGATTGTTGAGAACATTCACCCCAACAAGATTCTTTTTATTGATGGCGTAGTAAAAAGAAGATGGTCGCAGAATTACTTTTATGAGATGTTAGCGTATTCTCATGAAGGTAATGTTCGTGGCAGAATAAATATGCCATACAGAGGTACTTATTCTAAAGTGCCTAGACTTCTAAAGAGAATCGGTATTAGAAATGCCGATACAAGAATCTTTAATCAGATGAAGCAGGATGATGAGTTTGTAAAGTATGCAAAATCTAAATTCAATAATGGCGATTGTAGGATTTTATCTTTAGGAGAAAAGAAAAGAAGAAGAAAGACTGAACCTGTTAAGGTTCAGCAGAATAGTTTAGAACAATATATGGAGTGACAATAATGGGAGTAAGAACAAATCAATTTATAACAAATATCCAAACCGTACTAGTTGGAAAAACTTTGACTACTAGAGAAGTATTCAATGGAGTTATTGACTTAAAATTACATGGCGGTGGAAGAAGAAAGGTAGTACCTACCTTTATGCAAGTCGTAGGGTTATTAACAACTAACCCTGAATTTATACTAGTTAAAGAAGAACCTCAAACAAGAGGCCGGTCAATAAAATACTGGAGGAATAAAAATGCTATGGACTGAAAAATATAGACCAAAGACTTTGAGAGATGTTAAAGGACAAGAACACTTTGTATTAGATGCGGAGTTATGGATAGAAGAAAAGAATATGCCTAATGTATTGCTTTATGGTAATGCTGGTTGTGGTAAAACTGCGGCAGGATTGGCGTTAGCAAGAACTATGTTAGGTGAATATGCTAAAGATAACTTTGTTGAAGTTAATGCTTCTGATGATAGGCGACTTGAAGTGGTAAGAACCACCATTAAGAATGTAGCGCAAAGCGGCACTATCGGTGATGTACCATTTAGAATCTGCTTATTAGATGAGATGGATGGTATGACTACTGATGCTCAAAATGCACTAAAGCGTATTATGGAAAGATATTCTGGTAATATAAGATTCATTATTACTTGTAATGACAAGAGTAAGATAATATACCCCTTGCAAAGTAGGTGTGCAAACTACCATTTCAAACCACTGTCTAATGAAGTCATTTTAGAAGTAATCAAAGGAATACTTCAAAAAGAACAAGTAAATGTATTTAGTGACGATGATTTGAGTCGCCTTATATATGTTTTAGACGGTGACTTGCGTAGGGCAATCACCGAAATACAAGCGGCGAAAGCCTCCGGTAATTCTCTAACGAAACAAATAGAATCTTCACTAGAAGAATACGATAAAATACTAATGCTAATACTAAATAAAAATCTAAATGAATCACTAAAGCAACTTCATAATCTTATTTATGAAGGTCGTAGTGTTAAAGAATTATGTTTAGGACTACACAATGCTGTAATAAACTCAAAAGAATTAGACAATCTAATCAAATTTAAACTACTAAGAACAATAGGAGAAAGCGAATGGCGTTCCACTACCATGACACCAAAGGTACTAATATCTTGGATGGTAGGACAATTAATATAAAATAAATGAGGGAAAAAATATGAACGAAGAAATGAAAAATGAAATAGAGAAATCTGCACAATATATCAATATGAGCGTCGAAGATGCTAAGATTAAGTTCAATGATATTTGTTCAGAAAATGGAATAGAAACGACAGACCCATTGGCTAAGGGATTGTGGCGCAATTATGTAGCACAAACTCGTAGAGCAAACAAACCAAATAATAGCAATACTTCAAGTGGAAGCAATTCTCTTGTTAAGAAAGCATTTGGATTCTTTGTTGCTCTGGAAGAACCAAGGGATATGATGTCTTGGAATAGAAATAAGGCTAAAGACGAATACCGCAGAGATGCCGACAATGCTCTAACAGAGGGTATTATTGCTAATGCGGAAGAGAATGCTTTAGGCGGTTGGACTATTACCCGCTATTATAAGGGCGACCTGCAACAAAAAGAAGTAACAGAAAGACCTGTTACTGCTGAACAGATGGAAGATGGAGTATGGGTTATTCCTCTTGATAGTACCGAAAGGTATCAAAATGGTGGAGAAAACCGTAATCATGGTAAGCCACTTCCATTAGAGCAATTTAGACGCAGTGGAGTATTCTTTGGTAGCGTTGACGGTGGAGAAATGAAGAAGTATAACTTCTCATACAAGAATCAAGGTGGAGTTGACTTTACTCCTAATACCTATGATTATGTTCACTTTGTAGCAATTCCAAGTGAAGATGGCAATAACCTATATGGCATGACTGAAACTACGAAGTTAAGCCTAATTAGAAATGCTGACTTGAATCCCGATAATTCTGATTACAGAAATATGGAACATTATGACTTTGAAGAATGTCTTGCTAATAACTTTGGCACTCATTTAACACCGCTTGTTGAGATTGATAGAGCGCACATTACTAGGCAAACTTTGCCAGCAAGTGACCGCTTCATCATTACTGATGGTACAGTTTGTAATATGAATATGATGCCTACTAAGAATGGCAATCGCATTCTAAACCTTACTGATTTAAATGCCGAGTTTGACTATGATAATGATAACAACATGACTACTTGTTGGGTTCCTTCTAATGTCGAATTAGACTTTGGTATTGGTTCACAGGTAATTGTAGTTGGTAGGACTTCACAGCGTACTACCGATGAAGGGCCAGAACCAGTAACAATTAATGTTTCAGGACTGTATGTTACCCAAAAGAGAGGTTCACCAGTTGAAGTGAACCAACCCGTTGAAACCGATTTTGATTGGTTTTGATATTTAATTAATACCTAAATACCGTGTAAGTGTGGCGGAAATGATGCTCAAATAGGTGCGAAGCCTATCCCAAATGAGGGAAATATATGAATGGAATTATAGAAAATAGATTTATGTTTAAGAGTGGGAGTTACATTGTTGATTTAATTAATGTGGACTTCTTGACTTGGAAAGAAAATGCAACCGAGTACGGTACTTATTGGCTTAAAATGCACATAGGTTCTAAAGAGGCTAGGTATGTATGTTCTAAACCTGAATTAAAAGTAATTATAGAAGAGTGGACTAGGGTTCATGGTAATAAAATAGAAATAGGAATAGAAGAATTAGGTGAAGAAAATGAGTTTGACCAGTAAACAAGGAACAGCAAGCAGTATGGATTTTGGGAAGAAACAGGAACAGTTTAACAGTAGGTTTCAAGAATTAATGGCTAATAAAAGAAAGCAGGTTAATTCAAGATTAGTGTTAGGTGTTTGGGGTCATCCCAAAACAGGAAAGACAGGAATCGCTTTGGATTTTCCCGATAGACCAATCTATGTTTTAGATTGGGATAAGGGCGTTGAATCAACATGGCGTGAGCATCATGACTCAACAGAAAGAATACAGGTATATTGTCCTATTGAAATGAATAAGGATAACATTATTGATATACAAGCAAGTGAAGAAAACTCTCACATGTTTATCAAGTATGTTAGGTCTAAGATTGAAGAAGGCGAGAAGCCTATATTCGTTCTTGACGGCGTTGATACTTGGCTTGATTCTTGTATCTTGAAGATTAACCCTAACCCGACTTTAGTTACAAAGGTTATGCCATTTCAATACGGTGCAAGAAACAAGACCTTCTATCACTTATTGGATTCAATCTATCTTTTAGATTGTGACATAGTTTACATAACTCATGAAACTGAAAAGTACCACGACAGTACGCCAATTGGTATGATTGCTAATTGGAAAGATTGGGGCGGTAAGTTAGAACAAGAGATTCATTGTTCAAGAAAGAAGATTAAGGGAGAGATACACTACTTGGCTGAATTAGTCGGTAGTCGCACTAATGGTAACTTAGTCGGTAAGACTTGGACTGTTAGACAAGGTACTCCCCCTAATATCGTTTGGAATGGTATTCCCGAATTAAGGGAGGGTAAAGTTTGATATTTAATGTGGAATCAAAATTATTAACAAAGGCTTTAGAGGATATACAAGGTAAAGGATTGTACTTAGGAGACAAAGGGTTTTCTAATTCCAAACTAAGTCCTTATGTCCTTATGGAATTAGAAGGAAATACATTGAGGCTATGGAATGGTGATTCAACCTGCGGCATTACTTTGACTATTGAAGTTACAGGACAAACCAATGGTTCTTTTACAGGTAGTGCTGATACAGTAGTTCCTTATCTAAAGAAGTTTGATGGAGAAATTACAGTATCTTATAATGACTTCTTGGCTATTAGTGCTGGTACTAAATCAGCATCAATACCTGCGGCAGTTAATCATCCCAATATAGATGCAATAACTAGGATTAAGCAAATGACAACTGATGTTACATTTGAAGCAATACCTGAAAAACTCTTCACCTTCGGTGCAAAGAAGTTTGAGGGTGCATTTCAACTAACTGCTGAATCTTTCAATGATGCAATTAGCGGTTGTGAATTGGTTAAGAGTGGAGTATATCTTATCAATAGTGGAGATGGTAATGTATCTTTTAGTAGTGAGAATGGAACGGCTAACGCCTTTTGTGAAACACTGACAGCAATACACAGTGTCGGGGAACCTGCTACATTACAATATAGTGGGCCACTTCATAAGTTTGTAAAAGACCAGCCTTTAATTAATTTTTATGTACGAGATGACTTCCCGTTATTGATTGTAGGGCCAAATAAGATGGTGGTTAAAGCACCGTTTACTAGAGGGGATTGAATGATAATTAGTAGGTGTATGGATGGAAAGCATGTATTTAAATCTTGGAGAGAAAATGGAGAAAAGAAGTTTCTAATGGAAGCGTTTAGGCCATATTTCTATGTTAAAGAAGATGAAAAGGAACATGATAATTATTCACCTAGTAGGTATATCATAAGAAACTTTGAGTACGAAAGAGGTGATTGGGTTAATCTAGATAAAGAAAGTCTAAAGAGAGTATATGTGGAAAACTCCTTTGACATCTATTCTGCTAGAAAGATGTTTAGTAAAACATACGAAGCAGATGTACCTTATACATTTAGATATGCAGTTGATACTATTTCAGAAATGCCTGAATATAAAATGCGTAAATGGTATTGGGATATGGAATGGCAACAAGGCGGAGAATATCACGATTGTATTACTACTATTGTAATGTATGATAATTATGATGAAGAATATCATCAATGGGTTTGGTTTCCTGATTGGCCTTCGGATTTTTCTGCAAGACAACCGAATAATAAATTCTTTTTTGATAATGAAAAAGACATGATTGAATCTTTCATTAATACAATGATAGACAAAGACCCCGATATGCTAATTGCTTGGTTCGGTAACTTTGCAGATATACCTAAACTTCTTGAAAGATGCTGTGCGTTAGGAATCAATCCTAACAGGATGTCTCCAATTAACCGCATAGATGGTCTTAAAAAGAGCAAGGGTGGCTTCAAATACATTAAGGGTGAAAAGGGATTTTCACCTATCGAACAGCCCATAGGGGGTCGCATAACCCTCAACCTAGACCTTGCTTTTGAGAGACAATGGAATGATTCACAAAGAGGAACATTACCTTCTTTAAGTTTAGATTATGTTTCAGAAATGCTATTAGATAAAAAGAAACTAGTAAGTGAGAAATTCCCAGACCCTAACGAGTTTTACCGTAGGGCTTGGTTAGAAGATACTGAAACTTATTTGGAATATGCTTTGAAAGATGTTGAATTGATTGTTGAAATAGATGAAACTAATTATTGTAGTGAAGCAATTATAGCACTTCAAAGATTATTGAAAGCACCTTTCGATGCTTGTTTTTATGCAAGTCATATGGGTTCAATTTACTTTATGCGTAATGCTTGGTGGATAGCACCAACAGGAAACAAAAAGGCTGAAAAAGAATCGTATAAAGGGGCCATGATTTATGACCCGTTAAGCGAGGACACTAACGGACTACATCTTAATGTGGCGGCGTTTGATTATAGCGGATTGTACCCAAGTATGATGATAGCACGAAACATTTCATTTGAAACTAAATCATCTGAACCTACGGAGTTTGGAGTTAATATCTTAACACCTAGAGATTTCAGCGAAGTTACCGAAGTGGAGATGCTTTATTACAAGACGGATAAGTTAGGTTTGTTGCCTAAATCTGTTCTAGAATTAAAGGAACTGCGAAATGAATATAAGCGTCTTATGCGAGAGGCTAGGGAATCGAATAATAATAAAGCCTACATTAAGTGGTATAACAATCAAATGGCGGTAAAACGCCTATCTGCATCTTTTTATGGCATAATCGGATATACTGGTTTTGCTTGGGCTGATGTCGATTTAGCCGCTTCAATAACTGCAAGCGCAAGAGAAGCAATTAGATTAGCGGCATTTAAAGCAAAGGAGATGAAAATATGAATAAAAGATGTCAAGTATGGACTAACAAAATTATAGCAGAAATGAAAGAACCTTTCACTGCTCTTACCATAAGAGAGAAATTAGTAGAACGCCATAAATCAAACTATATTGAAAGTAATACATCAATAGGCCAATACCTTTCAAGGCATTGTGTATTGATAGGTGTATCTGATTCTAGGCATGTTTATAGGAAATGTGATTAATATGATGACAAAACATGTAACAGTAAAAGTATCATACGATACAGAAGAAACTTGGAATACTACTTTACAAGAAATAAAAGAACTATTTCAAATGATGAATAACTTGAAGCGTCATGCTATCATTTTAGAAGTGGAGCAAGGTGTTAATCATGATGATGGACAAAACGAATGAACTCCTAGAAGAATTGCTGGCTATGATAGCAAAGAGTAACAAGATATTGATGATGGTAAATATCGTGAACATAGCAACCATCATAACAATAGTGACGGTGATAATATGAATGAAGAAATTAAAAGATTAACAATGGAAAATGAAGCATTAGCAGAAAGAATAAAAAGTCTTGAGAAAAGAATTAGACTTTTAGAAGATGAGCAAGAAAATATTCCTTCTGTATATCATGTAGCGAAAGCAATTCATGAAATACAAAATGACCTTAAAAGCCTTCACCCCGAATTACATTTTAATAATTCAGTGTATGCGCCCGATAAGGTGGGGAATTGATGCCCTTTACTTATGATAGGACTTGGGCTGAAATACACACTATGCTTGAAAAAGCCGAAAGAAAACAGAATATGCACTATACTAAAATGCAGAGTCCAAGTAAGAAAGACCGCATTTATCACATGAGAAACTACAAGGCATTGGAAGGAGTAATCAAAGCCCTAAAGTGGACTCTTGGAGATAAAGATATAGAACATCCATTGGAGTGATAATCATGAAAGTAGTTTACGGACATACTGATTCTATTTATGTTCAGATTGACTCTATTGAAAGAGCAGAAGAATGTATTAAAGAGATTGAAACTAGCGTTAGAGAATCCTTTCCTAATGTTATGGGATTAGATGAACACCCCGTAGTATTAGAGTTTGAGAAATACTATTCTGCTTTAGGAGTAGGAGTAACTAAGAATAGAAATGCTGGTATGATTGTATGGGAGGATGGTAATTATTTAGATAAACCTAAGTTTACCATGACGGGTTTTACTGCGAAGAGAGTTAGTGAAACTCCCTTCTCAAAAACTATTCAGACTGATGTACTAAAGATGTGGGTTAACTCTAAAACGGAAACTGAAATCTTAGCATATTTGCATGGTAAATATGCTGCTACTCTTAAGGGTGAGTTAGAGGTAAAAAACTTCATCAAGAGAAGTAGGTTAAAATCTAATCGCTTTATGGTTAAGTGCGGTAAATGTAATACTAAATATCACATCACCGATTGTTTGAAAATGGGATGGTGTAAAAAGTGCAGTAACAATACTAAAAACTTCACTACTTTAGAAGGGAAAAAACCCACATTTGGTTCCGGTATTGCCGGTGTATTATATGGTTGGGAAAAGAAGGATATGACCTTTGACGACTCTTATCTTTATCTTAAAGTAAAGAGTGTTAACGATAGTTATACAAATCCTTTGACTAAGGAAATAAGAAGCGTGGAATATGTTTCCGGCACAACCTATGCAGACTTTGAAAGTTATACGGTTGATTGGTCACACTACGCAGAACAGGTCTTAAAAAAGGCCGAGCCGATTTACAAGGCTATGAAATGGGACTTATCTAGTATAAGGACTGGTAAAATACAAAGAAAATTAGATGATTGGTGGTAATATGAATAATGATGAAAAATATAATGCGGTAATTTCTTCTATGCAAGATTTTACTTACGACTGGAAGCCCGAAAATTACGAAGACCCAAGTATGCCTATATTGAAGATAACTAAATCTTCTCTTGGAACATTTCAATGGTGTCAGAAAAAGTACGATTTTTCTTATATTCAGCGTTTGCCTCAAGACCAAACAGACGCTATGTTGAAGGGAACTATTTGTCACACTACAAGAGAAAACTTTTTCAATGATTTTGATATTAAAAAGGCAGAATCTATGAGTGCTGATGAGGTGTTTGAGTATTGTCAAAGTCTTCATCCTATTGATGACTACTTAGACATATCAATTACACAATCTGCCTTTGAAGCCGAGCGTTTTATTGAAGCAAGGGCAGAAGGTAAGTTAAACGAATACTTGCCTGTTTGTAATGAAGGTAAATTCGATGCTAATATAACTATTGACAAAGATACTAACCCTAAATATCCTCTAAGAAGAGATTATGTAATACACATACAAGGAATTATTGACCGTATCTTTGAAGTAGATGGCGGCTATCTTCCTTTTGAATATAAAACGGGGCCGTGGAAAGACTACAAGAAAACTATGATGCGTAAAGAAATGGCATTTTATCAACTGTTGATTGAAAACTCTCCCGATGAAGTGCTTATTCAAAATGGATTAGACCCCGAAAAGAAGGTAACTCATTGGGGTTGGTACTATCCTGTTTCTAATTATGTGTTTTCACAAAAGGTAGCAAAAAGAACAATGACTTCTGTAATGAATCATATAGCCCATTTAATTTGGTCTTATGAGAATAGTCAATTCCCTGCAAAATTCTTTTACAAGACTTGTTCACATTGTTCCTTCTTTGGTATCTGTGATGCAGCACAAGAAGATACTTGGGTTTGATATTATGTTATCTTTAATTAAAAGACTTCTAAGAAAGATAGGATTATTGTTAAGAATGCCCGAAAGTGAATGGTTAGAGAAAGGTGAAGAGGAATGAAATGTAAACTATGTAAAGAAGAAATAAAAGGCTACGGGCATTACCTAAGTAATGGTGGCTATTGTTGCGATACTTGTAATTGGTTAAAGGTTATACCAGAAAGAATGAGGGGGAATCATCTGTGAATGACGATATGATTAAACAAAAGGTATTGGCTAGAGATTGGACATTTACAGAAATATCTAATCTAAAACATACAATAGACACGCTATGTAATGAAATATATTCTGAATCTAAATTGATTGAACGGTTTGAATTAATTAGAGACATTAGAATAAATGAAAGTTATGTAGGTCATACATTTGAAGATGTGATGCGAGAAGCAATAAATACAAAACTTTCCGGCGAAATAGCCGGTGTAATAAGAAATATGCTAAATACAGCAACAGTGAATTTTGGAGGTAATAACAATGAAATATCCGAGGGAAGTATGGGCGGGGAGCCACATAAAGAACGCACCGCAGATGAAAAGAAAAGTAGTCTTATCGAGGAATGAATATGCTGAGTTTGTTAACGCTCAAAATAATAGGACAAATGTTTATACGACAGTTTATGACTTTGAACATTTTTCAGAAACGGCAAAGGTAGATTCATCGGTAATTCTAGATAGAATATTTTTAGATTTTGACGGGCATGATAATGATTTAGAATACGCATGGAGGGATTTGAAGATGGTAATGCAAAGAGTATTAGAAAGAGATTGGAGATACACTATGTTCTTTTCAGGAAGAGGTTTTCATTTATTTTTATTTGGTAAACCTGCTGATAATATCAGAAGTATTCAGACCTTCTTTAGAGAAATTAAAACATTTCTTAAAGCAAACATTACTGGTAAAACGACTCTTGATGATAGAGTAGGTCAAACTACTAGATTGAGAAGAGTACCCAACACCGTAAATATGTCTTCTAATTATTACGGCAATCCGCTATACTGCATCCCTTTACAGAAGGAAGACCTTAGCCATAGTTTAGATACTATACTAGAGTTAGCAACCAAACCAAGGCATTTACGCTTTGAAATAGGTGGTAATATCGAGGTCACTTTTCCTGATGTACCCCCTATCGAAGCCGTTGAAGGTGAAATTTCTGTCCCAAAATATACAGGAAAACTCCCAATATTGCCTTGTTTACACAATGCTATAATGACGGAGAATCCGTCGCATATTGCTAGAGCATACTTGGTTTCTTGGTATAGAGATTTGTTAACAGGTAGGCGACCATTAAATTCATTGAAGGAAAAACAAGAAGTATTAGACTTAATTGTAAAAGAAATCAAACAATTGGTTGAATCTAATGATGAAGTATGGTTAGATTGGGATGAACACACAACTAGAAAACATGCTAAGTTTACAGTATTTGGTAATTATAAAACTCCATTCTGTAATAAGTTAATTAGTGAAGGTTACTGTGTTGGTAAATGCTGGCGTTATCCAGATTATTTAGGTGAGTAATATGTTAGTAATAGATAGCAGAGAAAAAGATGGTTCTAAATTAGTTAAATTAGTACAGGCTAAATGTAAAGGCTTAGGTATTAAAACTGAAAAGAAATGGCTTGAGATTGGAGATTATGTTTTTGATGATGTATGCTTTGAAGCAAAATCAACAACTGATTTTCTAGGTTCAGTTATGAACAAAAGAATATGGACTCAAATAGATAACATGGATAGACACTATAAAACTAACATAGTAATTATCTATGGTACTTTAGAAGAAGCGATTTATAATGTTAAAAGACATGGTAAATCTAACATTCAAGAACCTGCAAGAAGTATAATGCTAAACAATAAGTTTTTAGGTGGTATAGGAAGGATTACCTTAGATACTGATGTAAAGGCTTTTTGGGTTCCAACAGAAAAAGAAGCGGCCTTAATCATAAGTGCCATATGTAAAATGAAGCCTATTGAAAGAGATGTAATTAGGCCAGAGATATTTAAAAGAATAACAACTGATGATTTAAGGTTAGATGTATTAACTAGTATCAAAGGTGTCTCTTTAAAGAAGGCTAAAGCCTTTATCAAAGAATACGGAAGTATTATGGAGATAGGCGAACAAACAGTCCATGAATTGTGTCACATGGATGGTATCGGTGAAAAAACCGCACAAAGAATATTAGACACATTAAACAGTGAAAAGAAGGTGAAAATATGAATGAAGATGAATTAGAAGAAGAGAGAATACATACAAACGCTATGTATGCTGATGAAGATGAAGTAGCATATTTACAAGAATACGAAGAAAATATGAAATCATTTTCAGGAGTGTTACCTGCGGCAGTAAAAGCATTTCAAGAAGATGCTTGTAATGTTGCTCATTATAATGATATTCCTGCGGCGGCTTCATTCTTTGTAATATTAGGGCAGATATGTAAAGACTTTATTAAAGTACCAAATGGATTCAGCGTTGAAGATTCAAGAATACATTTTTTACAGATTCAAACTTCCGGTACGGGAAAATCAACATTGTATAACTTCGTTGGCCCTGTATCTAAAAAAGTTTTTAAAATGATAAATGATACTAACAGCCATCCATTAGCAGAATTGATTCCATCTACATATGAGAATGAATTTGAAGCAAAAAAACCAAAACACTTCAATACTTTCTCAACTACTCTTTATACTGATGCGGCATTGACAGGTCATTATACTCCTGAGATGATTACCGAAGGAGATGATAAAGGTCAATTTGTTCAGAAAAGAGTTGCTGGTGAATTAGAAGGTAGCGGGTTAGCCCATTGGGATGAATTTGAATATTCAGGTATTTTCCATCAAACCCAACATAAGCAAGACGCTATCGTTATGTTGAATACTTTTATGAATACTTTACATGGTGAGTCTTGGATTGTTTCTAAAAAGTTAAAAGATGGTGATACTATGTTCTGCTTTAATGAGCGTTCAGTGTTAGCGATGACTTATCCTCCTAATAAACTAGAATCTGTAATAACAGAAAAGGGAGTACTACAAAGAATGTTAGTGTTCATATGGGATGTACCTCCTTTTATTCAAGATAAAATGAGAAGAAAACAAATATTTTATGCTGGTAAAGTAATGGAAAGTAATCTACCGATTGATAAACACGCTAAGAGATTATTTAAGATTTATTCAACAGTAAAGGAAAGATGGGAAGAAGTCGATAAAGATGGTCTTAGAGTCATGACCTTTTCTCCTGATTTTAACGAAGTATTAGAGTTTGAGTACGAAGGTATGGAAGACTATATTCAGTCAACTAGGCCCGAAGTTAGGAAGATTGCATCTAATTTTACTACCCGATTGCTTAAAATTCTTATTAAAATGTCTGTTCTATGCAGTGTGGCCCAAAGCCCCTCTATCACCAATAAAGAAGAACGGTTCATAGTTACAGGCTACAATGTCCGACAAGCCACCACTATTGTCCGACAGTGTTATATGACATTGGTGGACTGGCTAGAACGAAGCCTCAGAGTGAGGTCGCAGCAAATCGCTGATAAAGGTAAACAGCCTCAATTTATCAAAGTATTCACAGAAATGAAAGCAGATGAAGATGGTTTTGTTAATAAGAAAACATTCTTAGAAAAGGTTAAAAAAGAAACTAGTCTTGGTAAATCTAGAATGTATGAATTGTGGAATCAAAATGCTCACTTATTTGAGACAGACAAACAAGGGCGTTCAGTATTTATTAAATTAAAGGAGGAAAAGAAATGAAATGGGAAAACCAATATGTAGTTTTTGATGTAACAAAAGGGCCAAAAGTAATTATAGAAACTTTAGATACTTATGGAGATGAAGGATGGGAATGTTGTTCTATGCTAAGTATTGCAGGAGCAAACATTGTCGCTTTCTTAAAAAGAAAGATTGGAAGCAACGAAGAAGATGTTGACGAAAATGCACAAAAAATCTCTAAACTATGGTCTAATGGTACTGAGTGATTTTAATGTCAGTATTGGCGTTAGACATTGAAACTAAGAATATGTCTCACGACATAGGTGGTTTCGGTAATACTCATATGTTTCAAGTATCAACTGTTGCTACTTGGGATGGGTCTAACGGTACTATTTATGTCGATGAACCTTTAGATTCATTTGCAAAGTCTGGTCATGTAGTAAAGAGCCTATCTGAATTAAAGTATGATTTAGATAATCATTTACAAAAAGACGGAGTATTGTTAGGACATAACTTAGCCGCTTTCGATTTGCCAATATTAAGAGATTCATTAGATATTTATTGCATTCATAAGTATCTAGGAGAAGAAAGGTATATTGATACAAGTAAATATATTCTTAAAGAACATGGTGAAAGAATGCAATTGAAGAATCTAGTGAAATGTTCATTGGATGATTCTAAGTTAATGGACAGTGCAGATGCACCTAAACTATGGAAAATGGGTAAATATGACGAAGTAGTTGAATATTGTATGAAAGATACTCAACTAGTTTACGACCTTTGGAAGTACGGACAGGATAATGGCATGGTAAAAGCATTCTCTATCGAGAAAGAAGAATTTGTAGAATTAGGAGTTGAATGGTAATGACAACAGCAGAATGGTTTGGTCTTTTGATTTTCCTTGTAATTATTACTCTTCTGTTCTTTGCGGCATTTGGTGGTACTAACATCACTGATGATAGCGTTGAAGAATACATGAAGAGATTAATTGGAGAATCTGAAGGTGACAAAAAGAAATGAGTTTAAAACAGACTTGCAAGTATTGTAATAACGCTACCTTAGCGAAGCGTTTATTGGGATTCTATGTAGGTTCTAATGAAAGACTCAAATTATGGGAATGCCGTGAATGCGGCGGTATTTGGTCAGACAAAACTAAAGGGGGAAGTAGTCTTTAACAGGCTACTTCTCCCATTTTTTTTTGGCTTTTTTTAATAAAAAATATACTCTAAATTGGAGTATTTATAGTGGAATAGCAATTACCGAACATTGAATAGTTACTTGTACGGTATCAACGCCATCATCTATATCACATATAAGGTCATAAACACAGTCATTTGGTGGGTCTAAAGCACTTACCGGAATTATTCCGGTAATAGCCAAAGTGTTGTATCTTGCCGCATTTGTTGTACCTGCTGAACTAACGCTATATACGCCTTGAGGGTCGTCTAATTCCACATTACTCCAAGTATAAGTATAACTTCCAGTACCGCCAGTAGCAAGCACTGAAATATCCCATATTGGGATTCCACCATTACCCGTAGTAAAAGACCCACTATTAGCAGGTGCGGGATATTCTACAAAATCAACTAAAGGTGCAGAACCGTCTTCTATGATTTGAGCCGCTAAAGGTGTTCCTCTTGATGGATGTGAGCCAAATCCGCAAACAACATAACCAAAACTCATTCATCATTCCCCGCATCAATTGTATAGAATATCTTCATTCCTAATAATCTAGCATCGGCATTATAACTATCAGCAGAAATATCTCTATTAAGTTGGAAAAAGGTAATTGAATCCGTAGTAGCATTCTTTACCGTACAAGCAGAAGCACTTACAGACCTGTTAATATCATTAGTAGTCCCACTATGAGCCTTTGCAGTAGTATTTGCAGGGCTTCCAAATGTAGTATCAACGGGGTCGCTATCGTCAAAACAAACTCCTTTTAATTGCCAAACAACATCTCCGGTATCGGTATTTCCACCCATCCAATATACTTCATAAGTTAATGTTCCTTCATTCCAAGACTTAGGGAACGAAATAGTAAATTGGCAGAACTCATCAGAAGCAGTAGCAAAATCTAATACTTTTATTTCAGGCCCATTAGACAATTCAACTTGAGTTAATGCTGAACAACCAAAACTAGTATTAGGGTACATAGCAGAAGCAGGGATGTAAATAGAATGTAGTCCTGTTAATAGTGGCCCTGTTGCCCCGTTTGTCAATCTAATATCATTACCTGCCTCATTAGTAAAATACAATTCATTAGGTTCACTTCCAGCACCAGTTTTAGTCCATAATTGACCATAAGCCGCAGTATCAGCATCAGCATTCGCTTGTTCTTTTAATGTGATTGCGCCTTCTACTGTTAGTTTTGTTTTTGGGGTACTTATACCAATACCAACTTTATCGTTACCTGCATCTGCTCTAATCAGAGCAGTATCTCCCGTACCTTCAACTATGAAATCAACATCGTATTGTCCATCATTAACATGAACACTACCGGAAGAAGTGCTACTGCCTTGAACTAAAAACAATCGTCTTGAAGTGCCTTGGTGCATTACATTAAAATTTAACTTCCCTCCTTCTTGACCATGTGTTACATATCTTGATTCTGCGAGAATGTGAGCATAAAGAGTATTTGTACCCCCACTATCTTCTCCTTCAAATCTAATTATACCTATATCATCTATTTCTGAACTTTCAAAAGTTAGAGTGGTGTTTGTATTTGTAGCGTCAGTGTCATGACTAATTGTAAAACAAGTAGAGTTGTTAATTGCTACGATTGTTACTGTGCTACCTGAAGGAATACCTGTTCCTGTAACGGTTAAACCTACAACAATGTTGGCATTAGCGACATGTGTAATATGTCTAACACTTGTGCTTGAACCATCAGATAATCCCGATGTATGGTTAGTATCACAAGTAGCGTCTGTAAATTGTGCTGGATTTGTGAGTGCATTAGGAGTTGGACTATTTTTTCTCAATACTAACGAAGGTTCATCATCATCAGTATGAGTGTTTTCAATGAGCAATCTTGGTTCTAGGCTGTTTCCTGATTTAAGATGCAGTAATGCTGTAGGGGTATCAGTTCCAATACCAATATTCCCTTCATCATCAATTCTCATTCTTTCTGCTAATGTTCCAGCATTAGCAGTAGATAATACTAAACTCCCATCATCAACTCCATCTGCATCATTAGCCGCACTAATTCTTGCACCGACATAAGTAGCCGGACTACCGGAA